CCAAGACCATGTCCATGCCGATGACTTGGCTGGCGCGCTCAACGCACTTCTCGTATCGCCGACGCACAAGCACCATGTCCGCGCACCACCCGCCGTCATAGCGGAACAGATGGGCGGCCAAAGCGTGGATCAAGCCAATGCAGAAAGCATTCTTGATGGCAGTGGCGCACTCCCCGGTGAATGTGCGGACCTCGCCTTTGCGCACGTGTTCCAGATCATACTGGTGCATGGCCTTGAGTTTCGAGGTGGTGCCTCGCTTCAGATCGTCGTAATGTTGATCCATCATCTCAATGGCTAGAGGATCTTGGCCGGCCAAATGCTTGACGAACTGACAGAAGGCACTCTGCAACTCCTCGCGCTCACTCTTGTCTGCCGAAGCGGCGTCACGTTCAGTGGCGCCCCAATCAGCATAGACGGTGGCCGAATCATCGCCGTGGTTCAAAACCAAAATGTGTTCCAACTGCTCCAGCGCCTGCGTGATAGCACGATCGCTGGGCTGCTCCACGAAGACGTACTTGACGCACGGCCCGTTCATGAGCTCGTCGGTCAAAGGAAACGACAGGATCGTCTCCCCCAACGCTCTCTTCACGGGCTTCGCGAAGCTGAAATCACCAATCTGGCTGGGTTCCATGGGAGAAATCGGACGGGTCTTGACAAATTCGAGGAAGTCAGTCCCGTGAGCCAAGGCGTACTGGTGCACGCGGTGCACGATCTTCTCGCGCTTGACGACCAACAGTTCGTCTCGTTTCGGAAACAGAGACGAACGTTGCAACTCGTCACAGCCGAGCAAGAAGCTGTGGCACTTCTCAATCTTCCACGCCACAGTGTGGTCGGTCTGCAACAAGTACTCGATGACGCCTTCCTCATCCAAGATGTGGGCCTGCATGCCTTCCAATTCCGCGGCTTCAATGAGCAAGTCCAAAGCCATCTCGACCATGAGCGGCTTGGGCTCAAATCTGCACTCCGGGTCCATGCGCTGCTGATCGATCTCACGCAGCACCATCGCTTCGTTGGACGGGCGGCGGAACTGGTCGGCCATGTCGTTCGGGAAAGCCAAGAAGGAACCAGAGTTGAGAGGGTGGGCCTCCTCAACGTCGTCACGCATGATATCAGTCACGCGCTCGATCTGCTCCTGGTCCAGCTCCTGGCCGGCCTCCACAATCTTGGACAACACCGGAAACTCAGGGTGACGAACATCAGCTTTCAGCAGCTGGGCTCCGACGACGTCGCGGTGGAGACGCGCGGCCTCGCCGGCAGCCGCCTCGTTGATGAGCTCAGACAAGTTATCAGCTGTGAGCCACCCTCCAACACAGCACGCATTG